GCCAGCGCAGCAGCCTTGGTGACTAAGCTCTGAGCCGCCGCTAGCTCCGAAGAGGAAGCGTTGGTGACTGTAATTACCGTGCTGAAGCGGTTCAGCTCGGTGTTAGGGTCGGTCGCATCGTTCTGATAGGCGAAATTCACCTTAGCGTAGATAACGTCATCGCCACTAGCGTTCTCGCCAATCTCCAGGTACTGCACATTTGCGTCGGCCTTGATTATCGCCATCGCTATCCTCCTCGTGCTTCTAGTGCAGCCAGCCGCTCTTCTAGCGTGGCTACTACGGCTCGTGTTTGGTAGATACCACCGGCCAGCAATGCGTCCATCCGTTGGTCACTGTAGCCAATCCAACCATCAACGAATCTTTCGAGAACGCCTACTTCTATAAGTGCTTCTCGGCCTTCCTTTAAGATGCCTCTCCCGAAATCATATGCCTTGGCTGTTGGACTGAAATATGTCTCAAGGAGTGCCACGTCATCGTAATCATCATACGGCGTATCCGTAGCTACTTGGGTCTTGATTTCGACTTGACCGTCTGCCACTCGGAAAATATCGCTCTCTGATGCACTGCTTCCCCCGTCATCGTTCTTGGTCTGCAAGTGGAACCAATTATTCGCACCCCGGTAGGCCATGGCATACCCCATGTTATTCGTTGTCCCATTGCCAGCGCCCTCGTTGAAAGCAACCGTGGCACTAGCTGTCGCAGAAGCACCAGTAGAGATTTTCACTGTTGCGCTATTACTCGTGCTATCGGTCTTGCAATGAATAGTCTGCGCGTTGGAGCCTCCGTTGAGTGTGATTGCATCTGTCGTCCACTCGTTGCCCGATGCGCCAACCTGAAGAAGGTCGCCCACGCCTTGCAGGTCTATGTTCCCGGCAGCTGTTATGGATACTCGCGTGGCTCCGTTGAGGCGGAAGTCCATCGAGTCATCGGCGTGGTCATAGATGATCCCGCCCACGTTGCTGCTCGATGCGTCACCGAAAAAGATGCCGGAGTTCCCATCGTCTGGTGTCAGCATCGAGAAGCGGACGTTGCCTGAATGCTCCAGCACCAATAGCGAGTCGGAGTTTGCGGTGGTAGAGCCAGCAGTAGCCTTCCAGATATGGACGGCATCTTGGTCAGGAGCGGGTGGCGAGGCAGATAGACCAATCATCACACCGCCCGTGTGCCCAACATTTTCCAGATAGGTGTCGCTGCCGTCGTAGAATAGGTCAACGTCCCCGCCGGTTCCCAAGGTGACCTTTGAATCGTCGGTGAACGTGGCATCGCCAGAGAACGTGGTAGCGGCCAAGGCGTTGGCTGCGGCGGTTGAGGTGATGCCCTGCGAAAAGGTCACGGCTCCAGCGGACGCTATCGTTATCGAATCCGTGTCGGAGGCGGAGCCGATAGTGCCACCATTCGGGATAGCCAGGTTGCCGCTGAGCGATATCAGGCCGTTGGTGCTGTTGGTGATCGTCTCGTCGTTCTCAAGGATCAACCCGGTAGAACCAGTGATGTCGATGCTGTGCGCAAATATCGTGGAATCTTCAAAGGTCTGGGGCTCGGTCCACGTACCAGAAACCCCTCGAAGCATAGGTTGAAACTTTGGCATGGCTTACCCCACAACCGCGTTCACGACGAGCCCCGTGGAGGGATCGCCGCTACCGGTGACCGTCGTCGTGCAAGAGTATGTAATCGCCGTATTGAAGATGATGCCGCCAGGGAGCAGCATGTCCATGGAGCCGCGGAGCGTGCCGTCGCCCGCCGGCACGTGGATGCTCAATGAGGGCGTGGTCGTGCCCACCGTCACATCGCTGGTCTCGGCATCGAACATCTGGAAATAGGCGTCTGCCGTGTTCGTGTTGGAGACCTCGAGGAAGTATACGAACCCTCCACTGCTCTTCATCGCCTGAGCGGTATTGTCACCGTCGCTATCGAAGAATGGCCTTCCTGGTGCGTCCAAGATGTCCCTCCTAGGTCGTCCCTTCGAGAACCTCCCTGGCTGCGGAAACTCGGTCCGCCACCAGCTCACGCTGACTTTCCGGGTAGCGGTTCACGAGGTTCCTCCAGGCAAGATCCAATTGGGCCTTGTCGAGTTCTAGGCTGCCCATGTGAGTGCCTACGAAACTCTGCTCTGCTTTGTTCGGGTCTGGGTCGAGGCCGGCACGGATACGCATACGGCTGAGCTTATTGGCGAAATGGACGAACTCGCTGCCGTCGATCTCCCCAGTCTCGCCAACCGACACCACACCAGTCTCGAGATTGTAGACAAACGGCTCCCCGCCAACCCCGGTGTTCTCCTGGTTGTGCCGCAGGATGATCTCGTTCTCTTTGAGCTGCTGCATCCTCACCCCACATGCTGAACGAGGGGCGAGCCATATTTCGACCCGCCCCTCGTTCAGCTGCTAGTTGACCGTCTCGAGGACCACCGAGCAGCAGAGCATGATGGGATCGTCGCCCCCGGCACCCTCCGCCGCCTTCTTGATGTCGATCCCGACCACGTTGCCGGGTTCGAGGATGTCGTTCGTGTCGAACCCGGTGGTCACCGTCTTGCGAGCGAGGTCGTTGGCCGCGACTTCGAGCGACGCCGCCGAGATGCCGTCGGTCGATGCCGAGGTCGTCTCATCGTCAATGCCCGCGCTCACGTCGAACGTGTACGTGTCCGACGAGTCCAGCGCGGTGCCGGTGCCGCAGAGCCAGAGGTAGGCGATGGCCATGCGTCCCGTCGCGTTCTCGGGCACCATGAAGCACCCGCCGACAGCGGCGCTCGTGTCGTCCAGGCCCACGCCGTGGAAGTCGCCGTCGAAGTCCTGCGGTGCGGAGTGCTCCGTGTACGGGAACTGCACGTTGATGGTGACTTCCCGCGGCTCTTCCAGTTTGATGTATGCGTAGCTCGACCCCGTGCCGCCGGCACGCTGGTAGGTCGTGCCCACGCGCTGCTTGAGGTCGTTCGCCCCCGTCGGCCGCGTGGTGGTGATGGCACCCGCCGTATCGGATAGGTACAGCGCGGCGTCGTTGCTCGAGGAGATGCCGTTGTCGTCCGAGTCGAACAACACCGCTTCCTTCGCTGCGAGGATCACGTCACCGTCCGCGTCCGCCTTGCTGATCGCGACCAGCCTCGCGTATGGGAACACACCGGAGATCGCGGCCGCATCGGCGTCCGCCAACCGCCAGTCGGAGTTGGACGAGTTCCAATACATGAGTTCGCCCGGCTCGATCGCCTCGCCGGCCGAGACCTCGAACACCATGTTCGCTTCCAGTACACCTTTTGCTTCTGCCATATCAGGTTCCTCCTCAGAGAGCGTCGATATCCCGGAGGATCAGGCACGCCAAACTTTCACTGAGTGCTTCGTTTGATTGTTGTCCGATGAACCGTTGTGCTAGACCGTCACGGCTGCGTCGGTGATGCCGTCTATCCTGGCCAGGCTGAGCTGGGACCCGAGGATGACCGTCACGTACCACTCGACGATGATCGACCAGCCGCTCTTCTTCTCCATCTGGTGCGGAGGGAAGACACGCATCCCGCCGCCCTGGACACCGAGCACGCCGTCGTTGTTGAACACGCGGTCGCTGCCCACGTGCGTAGCCGCCCCACGACCGAACTTGACCGCGAAGATGGAGGTCGTCGCCCCGCCCGTCTTGGCAGAGAACGTGCTCCCCGAGATGGTCTCGGTCTGCGTGATGAAGTCGGTCACCGCGATGGGGATTCCCGAGTAGTCCGGGAGGAAGTCACCGAAGGAGTCCTTGGCGATATTGAACTGCACGTTCGCGATGTACGGCGCCGACAGACGCCGGAGCATCGTCCGGTTCATGATCAGCGCGTCCGCCCGCCCCGGCTTGATCAGGGCGTGCATCTGGTCGAAGTTCTGAAGTGATAGCCCAGAGCCCGTGGCGCTGGACCCCTCCGCGATCACCATGTCGGGAGAGGAGCTGGAGACCAGGTTGTGCAGGCCGGCGAACCCCTTCGAGGAGGCACCGAGTGCCGTGCCGTAGTAGAACTCGTTGTGGAACGTGCGCATGACCTGCTTCGCCTTGGTGGCGATGGTCGTGGCCAGCACGTTCTGAACGGCACTCTTGGTCTCGACGTTGAAGCGGTCGATCTCCTCGCGAGTGCTCAGGATGGAGAGGGCTTGGGTCTGGTTGCTGTAGGTGGGCGCGGACTCCGCGATCTCCTCGTTGACGCTGCGGAAGGCAGCGAGTGACCCGAGGCTATTCTCACGGTTCCACTCTACCTGCTGAAAGCCGGCGATGTCCTCGAAAGGAAGCATCCGGAGCAGGTTGTCCTCTTCGACGGTCTCCTCTGAGATACCCGCCTGCAAGTCATTAGTGGTCAGGAAGTCAGCTTGTGCCAACAAGAAAGACATCTTGTCCTCCTAGCGGCTGGGATCAGGCTCAGAGCGTGTCGGGGAATTGTTCCGCAAAGGCCCGCCAAGCGGGATCTTGTGCCAGGTGCTCCTGGATGCGGTCCTTACCCCTAGCCGTCGACGTGTTGCCCGTATTCCCTGCGCCGCCTCTATCAGGTTCTGGTGACGGCGGCATGGGGTTCACGGGAGCCGCGGCTGTTGCAGCCGGAGTGCCCACGGGGACCGCTGACGTGGCAGACGCGGGCGCTAAGGGGTCGGCTGAAGCGGGTGGGTTCGCATGGACATGGTCCAGCGCGATCCGCACCATCTCTTCCGGGGAACTCGCGTTGGCCAGAGCCACCTCGGGCACCCCATACCGAGCAGAGAGATTCCCGATCTCCACTTTCCGCGCTTGGCGGTCGAGATCGGTCCTCGCGGAGGCTATCTCAGCCTCTTTCTGCCCCTTCCAGTTGGACCAGGAGACGATGTCGTCCGTCATCCCCTCGGCCTTCTGGAGCGCATCAATCGTGGCCTTTGCCTGGCCCAGCAAGCGTTCGGCGTCCGTCTGCGCACCTTCCGCGGTGGCGACCTGTCGCTTGTACAGGTCCCGCTCCATCGCGGCAGCTCGCAGATCAGACTGTGTCGTCGAGGTCGCTGCGCGTATGCGCTCTTGCACCTCGGCTTCCGTAAACGTCCGCTCGGTCGCAGCGGTGGCCTGATTGTCTGCCACGGCGCTCTCCTCGCTGGGCCTAGCCCTGGGTGACATCCCGTCCAACGCCCGAAGGTGAGCCGGCGGGGGAGCCCCTTGTACTAGACGGCAAGTAGCCGTTCTACCGCTTGAAGGTAACGGCTCGGCGAGCGAGTGGTATCACGGGTATCAGTGATAGGAAGGGGCGAATCTGGCTACGCGCAGGGCAAGTACGACCGCATGTGTGGTGTTGCGTGCCCCTAGTTTCTCGAAGGCGTGGCGCAGGTGCGTATCCACCGTATTGAGGGAGATGACCAGCTGCAAGGCTGTTTCCTCGCGGGTGAATCCTTCGGCGGCCAGCCCGAGAATCTCGGTCTCGCGAGGGGACAACGCGGTTTTCATAGTCATTCTGGCATGGTGAATGGTGGAGGTTTGGTCCATTCCCGTTCGACAAACTCCAGAAGCGCGCTATGGCCATCCGGGGCGCCGTTATCGAAGATATCTTTGAGCACGTCCCACTTAGGGACGCTCCCGTACCAGATCGCCCGCAGCGCGTCGATGCGAAGGCCGTTCATGCCCTTCTCTTTCAAACTATCATTCATCTCACCACTGCGCATCGCTAGCCTTCGTTCCGATATCGTTTTATGCACAAGCCTGACATCGTCATTCTCGTTGAGGAAATTCGTCCTCTCGTTGGGCTCCAAACGCTGGAACTCTTTGTAGCGTTTGGCCATGAACGCGCCGCCGTGCTCGCGCACTACATCACGCGTGATATCAAAGAATGGCTTGAGTTCGTTCTGGTGCTTGGTCAGCAGCTTGACCATCGGTGGGTCAGTGGCTTTGAAGTGGTCCACTATCCGCTTGATCATCTCCTTCCCTTGCTCTGCCTCCAGCTCCTCCAGCCGTATGGCCCGCAGGTCGAAGTCCACGTCCCCGCTGACCACATCATGGATGTCCTCCGCGGTCACCACGTCGATGTATGCCTCGAGCGCCGTGTGGAACGCTCCCTCGTCGGGTTCCAGGTCATCCAGGAATGCCAGTGCCTCCTCGGAACGCTCGCGAAGGGCGTTCTTGTCACGTGAGCGGTCACGGTTCAGTTCGCCGATACGCCGGCGGAGGTTTTGGCCTGGGCCCATGCTATCGATCGCCTTCACGATGATCTCGTCAGCCGTGTCGTCGATGAGCTGACGCTCGTCCTTGTATTCTTGGTAATCGCTGCCGCCTTCGCGCAGGCGCTGCGCTTTGACCTCCAGAGCTACCTTGACGGCAAGCGTGCGGTCGATCTCCTCGCGGAGGTCGATTTCAAGGTCATCGAAGTGGTCGGCCGGGTTGAGGAAGCCTTTCACGAGGTCATCTACCGCGCCGAGGTCTTCGCGCGCAGGGACGGGCGGCGTGTAGAGGCCTCGATTCTGCATCTCCTCGAGCCGCAGACGATCAACCGCCTCGAACGGCGTCTCCGCCGAGGCGCGAGAGCCTAGGCCCCCAGCCAGCATCGCGGTGACTCCCTCGCCCTCTATCTTGCCCTGCACCGCGAACGGGAGCATCGACGTGCCCAAGAACTTGACGAGGTCCGGCGTAGAATCCAAGTTATCGTAGGCGAGCAGATCCCGGCGCGTGAACGTCTCTCCAATACCAAGCACTATGTTCGTGCCCACGGCGCCGCGGTTCATGTAGCCCGCGAGGAGCGGGTTCTCGAATTGATTGTTCCACTGGATGGGCTCGCGTTTGTAAATAGCCACGCCCGTCTTTGCGAGCACCTGCGCGATGGCGCGAACCTGCCCGCCGACGCCGATCCACTGACCGTTGATCTGGTGGGAGAGGAACTTCTTGCCGTTCAGTGGGTTCAGGCCCTCGCCTATCTCCTCCCACGACTTGCCAAGGCCAAGACCCGAAAGGACGTACAGGCCCGTCACGCCTGCGGTCAAACGGCCGAGGCTCGCTCGAGCAACTGCGCCGTTCGGCCCCTTCTGCAACGCATCGCCCACTAGCGCGACCGTAGACCGAAAGAGTCGCGGCGAGAACGCGAGGAACATACTCTCTATGGACCGCTGGGTAGGGCCGGCCCCGAGCGAGCGTGAGTTCAGTCCACCCGTCATATTTCGGATGTACCGCCCAAGTTCCGCGTCGGTGCCCTTCCATGACTTCGACTTCGCCATCGCCTCCCACAAGAGCGTGCGATTGGCATTGAGTCCCATGCTGTATGACGCCTGGAAGCGGCCGAATGATTGCTTGCCGCCGAACCGCAGCAAGCGCCTCGCCTCATCGCCTCCGGGAAGGAACCCTAGCAGCGCCCCCGGTGAGAACCCCTCGCCGGGTCGCAACGCGGCGAAGAACTCGGGGTCTCCGACGGGCACCTGGTTGCGGGCCATCGTCTGGATGGTTTCCAGATGCTCGCGCATGAACCGGCCCTGCACGGTGGGGTCGAAGAACGCCTGGTAGTGCAGCAACGCCGCCTTTCCCCACGCCGCTGGGTTCTTGGCCAACACCGGCAAGCCTTGGATGAACGGCATGGCGAAGTCGAGCGTTGACTCCAAGGTGCGGACCGTGCTCGTCAACCGCTCGCCGAACCGGAGGACTTTAGCTCCAGCGTCCGTGGGTGGCGTCCGTCGGAGCACCTGCTCAAGCAGATCCGCATCTTCACGAGGCAGGAAATTGTTCCGCCACTTGCTCACCGAGATGTTGTCTGCCGCCTTCCCGAACAGGTTCCCCGGAGCGATCTCGGCGTGCTTCGCAGCGTCTAGCTCAGCCTGCCATTTCTTCTTCGCCGTGTCGTAGCGTGGCTTCAGTAGCACTTCCTTGGCATCGGCCGCCTTACTCCGGGCGGAAAGCTGCTCCGGTATGATGGGTCTCTTGGTGCCCTTGGTTCGCTGACTCTTGAGCGCGGCGCGGCGCTTGCGCAATAGCGCATGGCGTTCGGCTAGGTCCCGTAGCTCGCTGCCGGCAGGAAAGCGAAGAGCTTCAGACTCTACCTGCTGAGTGAAACGAACAAATAAGTCTTCGTCCGGGAAAGAGGCACCGCCGATCATGTGCCCCTGAGAGAGCGCGGATTCAGCGGTAGCGGTGGCTTTGGCTATATCACCAGAAAAATATGCGTCTTCTGCCCGATCCACGACAGCTTGGAGGTCTCTATCGTCTGGGGCGACCTTCTGAATGAACCGCCGCAGATTTGCGAAATAGGCTTTTGCTGCTGCTTCCGATGAGGCAGCAAATCCATTCGCTCGGACAGGAGACCGCAGCAATCGCGCATGCAAATCAGCGGCGCTCGTACCCGCTTGGGGATCGACCTTTGCGGGGCCCACGACCTCCTTGAATAGGTTCTGAATCTCTTCTTCGAGACGTTTGATCTGGCGGTCGAGGCTGCGGCGGTTCTTGCGAGCAGCCGCTTTGAACGTGGCGCGGGTCGTTGCTATTCCGGCCCGGAGCCTCGACGCCGTCGCACGAGCGTTGGTGTACTCCCTCGCTGCTTGCTCCAATTCCGCGCGGGTGGAACTCTTGACGAGCTTGCTCGGCGCAACGCTCAGCGGTTCTATCGCGTCGGTCATTTGCTTATCGGCGATCTCGCGGTACGCCGCCCGCACATGCAACATCAGGTTCGAGCGCGGGTCGTTGCTGTACTTCACCCCGGCGGCCGCACCCTCGGTGGCGGTCTCCCAAACGCGCGCTAGGCCGGCACTGGAGGGCTTCGTGAGTTGGATGCCGCGTGCCTCACTCACCTGTCTCGGCACGTAGTACCAACCTTCCTTCGTCATCGCCCGCGGGTCCAGGCCCGCGGCAACGCGTAGCGCCTCCATCTCGTCGATCACTTGCTGCATGTCGCGCAGGTACGCGAGCTGGTTCGGAGTAAGGTTGTAATCACCGGGGCGACTTGCCACGTCCTCCCATCGCACGTCGCCGATGAAGCCGTCCTTGTTCATGCCGAGCACGTTTCCGCGCCCGGTGAAGCGTTGTGCGTGGGGGTCAAGCGCAGCTGATACTGCCAACTCGGCCATCTCTTCCGCTGCGACTATCTGCCGTTGATATGCGGTGTTCACTATCCCGATGGGTGTGTCATTGCTCACCGACGGGTTGATACCCCTGGTGACGGTGCGCGCGATGCGGTTCGTGCTCGTGCGCACGTCGTTCATCACGTCAACGAGATTAAGAAGCCCGGCAGCGAATTGCCCTTCCACGGGTTTCACCACGCTGCTCGGGATGGGCGCACGGACCACGGCTCGGGCCGCGGCCGGACTGGCTACGCGCATGCCGAGATCATCGAGCCACTCCACTTGGAGCCCCACGCGTGAAACCGTACGGCCGAGCGCACCCACGGTCTTGGTGCCGACACGTGTGGTCTTCCCGGCTATCTTCGCGGCCATGCCGGGGAACCCTAGTACCGGGACGAGGTTCACCGGCGAGAGGCCGACCTCCGCCACCCACTTCATCCATTCCGGCACCAGCTCCTCGTACGCGATCTTCGCCGCATCGAGATCGCTCACATCCTGTTCACGAAGCTCAGCCGCGCGGCTTTTCACACGTGGGTTGAAGATACTCATGAACAGCGCTGCGGCGGGCTTGTCGATCTTCTCGAGCTGCTCGCCGACATAGAACATCACCTCGAACAGCGCGCCGATGGGGTCCTGCACGATCCAAGAGTCCCGGAGTTTGCTGTCCGCCAGCATCTCGGGCCCGCGGGTTTCCTTGGGCTTGAATACGTCAGCTTCGACGGCTTGTCTCAGGATTTTGGCGGCCTCAACCGCCTTCAACTGGGTTGCAGACGCCGGCTGCACCACACCTGAGACCGGGTCTGGTTTTCGCTCCTCCGTGAGTGGGAACGGAGACGGGTACAGGTCGCTAAGCCACTTCTCTTGCCCGATCCGGCCTCCTACCGTCTTGAATACCGGCTCGGCCTCGGGGCGTGGCTCTCCCTCTACCCGCAGGCGGGGCTGTGGCACGTCAACGTCCGGAGCGTCAACGTCCGGTGCGTCAGCGTCCGGCGTCAGCGTCCGGCCGCGTGCGGCGAAGAACTTGAACCCTGGGTCGGACCGGCCAGCACTCAGTGGCTTCTGTTGGTCCAGCTCCTCCCGCTGTTTCCGTAGCGCGTCCTTCAGCAGTTCGATCGCACTGCGCGTCGTGGTCGTTTCCATCTACCTGACCCCTCTCGGTAAGTCGGTGCGGGTGCGCTCAGCTGGTGCTATGGCTCTGGTCCACGTCACGCCACCGGTTGGGTCCCACTGCATCCGCCGTGGCCGCACGGGCTTACGTCTCTCCTCCTCGAACCGGCTCCGCTCATCTGGGAGGCGAGTCTCCAAGAACTCGTCGAACGTCTGTGCGCGCCGTGCGGTGGGGAACAGCACCTGCGCTGGCGCCACCTGCGTCTCTCCGCCTGGGAATCGCAGCAGCTCCGCGGCGTTCGCGGCCTGTACCTGCGCGGCGATCCGCTGAGCCACCGTGTTAAGGCCCTGCTCCGGTTCAAGACCCTGCGACATGGCATGCTCCATGATGTCGGCGCGCTGCTCTTTTATCGCTGCCTGGCGTGCTTCCTCCGCCTGTTGCTGGTCCTTCTCGAACGTCGCCTGCAAGAACGGCATGCGCTTGTCTAGTTGCATCAGGAACAGTGCATCCTCGTCCGCCAGATCCGCCGTAGCCGGGTCTAGCGACTCCCTGATGAGCCGGTCGAGGAACTTCTGGCCGGTCGTGCCCAGCGCCTCGGGGCCCGGCGCCCCTGGCACGAATCTCGGCGGCAGCAGCTGGCGTGCCACACCTGGCGGGAGCCCTTGCGCTGAGGGAAGCTCAAGCTCACGCCTCGCTTGCGCGGCAGCTTCCTCTCTCGTCATCGGGCTTGGGGCGGGGCCAAGCTCTCTCTTCGCCTGCGCGATAGCTTCCGCTCTCGTCGGCACGCCACGTCCCGCAACAGGTCGGGGGCCAAGCTGGCGCGTCGCCTCCGCGCGAGCTTCATCCATCGTGAGGTCTTCTTCCTCCACCAGACCGCGGACGATGGCGCCAAAAGAACGCTCGTACCCAGGCAAGTCCTCCTTTTGCAGCTCGTCCGCTCGCGCGTTCACGGAACGCTCGTACTCTATGTCGGACCTGGCCATTATCTCTTCCACTCGCCCCTCGTAATAAACCGGGTCAAACTCCCCTATAGATGCATTGAATTCCGTAATCTGAATGCGGAGTTGCTCTTTTGCCTCCTGAAGAGCTGTTCGCTCGGCATCGGTGATGACCCCACGGGCCTCACGGTCCTCTAGCTCGGCGATCCGCTGTCGCGTCTGCGCCGAGAAAAGCTCGGGTGTGGGTGCGGCGGGCAACCCGGTCGCGTCGGCCTGCATCTTCGTGACCTCTGACTCTCGCATCAACAGCGTGGTGCGGGTCTCGAAGTTGAATGCGGTGCCCGTAAGGTCTGCCAGGTCCTGCTCGGCCTGCAATCGGTCGGCCATATCGGAGATAACCAGCTGCTCGGCCGCGGTCGAATCGTCCGACAGCAGCCCAATCTCTCGGGCCCTGGCGAAGACGGACTTACGGCGGACGCGCTCCAACTCCAGACGGTCGGCCTTGGCGCGGGCCTCTTTTTCCTTGTTCGTACGCTCTATCGCTGTCTCCAGATCCGTGGTGTGCTTTCTGCGGAAGTCTTCCTCATCTATCAGGATCTGGTCTGCTTTTTCGCGCTCTTTGGCCACGAAATCCGCGATCGTCAGCGGCTCCCGCTCGATCCTGTCCTTGTCGGAGAAGGTGTCCGTGACCAGCCATCGCTCGAGATAGTCGGTGAATCCCAGATCGGTGCCCGAGGCACCGAACGCGCTATATGCCTTGGCGAACAGCTTTTCCACGTGCGATTCGTACATATCGCCGATGAGCGTGCCACGCAGTTGGTCGAACTCTGGATCTGTTTCAAACATGCGCGCACGGAAGTCGGCCCCGGCCTGCTGCTTGATTTCTGCTGCTGATGGCTTATCAGGTCGTTCCCCCATGCGGGCGAGTTCCAGAGAGATACTCCCGAACACGGACTCATTTCCGGAGGCGATGAGAGAATCTAGGGAAATCCCTCTGCCTGCGAGCCTGGTGATGGCTTCGTCTAGCACCTCGTTTTGCGCCTCGAGACTGGCCGCTTCTGCCTTGGCTTTTTCTCGCGACGCCCCCTCGTTCATCATCAATCGGGCTGCAATCGTCTCTAGATAGTCTTCTCCGATCACCTCACGGAACCGCTGGCGCGTCTCTTCATCCATGGCTTATCCCCCTACCGCGGGCACGCCCTGGCCGGGCGTCAATTGACCCTCGTTCATGATGCGTGGCATCTGCGTGCCGAACGCCTCGGGTGGTAGTCCGTTCTCCGCCGTCGGGCCTCGTTCGGCGCCTTCTATCTGCTGGATGCGCTGCGTGATGATCTGCTCGATGCGTCCTACGGACCGCATGCGTGAAGCGGCTGCCTCTTCGTCGCCTTGCTGGCGGAACGCATCGGCATCCGCTCGCAGGCTCTCGGCGTACGCTTCCAGGTCCATGATGGCATCGACGGCGGCCACGGCCGGGTCTCGCCGAACCCTGGCGTTGCGTATCCCGCGCTTGACGCGGTCGATGTCGTCGACCTTCATCACCCGCTCGAGGGCCGTGTCGATGTCGAGCAGGTCGCCTTCCGGCAGGGCTTGTCGAGCGATGGCTATCTGTTGCATCAGCGTATCGGGCATGGACAGGGCTATCTCCCAGTCGACCATGCTGGACTTCGGCAGATCCTTCGGTTCCCATTCTTGGAAGTAGAGCTTGCGGATGTCCCGTGCCTCGTCGTTGCGGGAGGAGAGCACGATGGGTGCGAAGTCCCCGTCCCGGTATGCTTCGAGGAACATGCTGTCGCGTGAGGCGCCTATATGCTCCAGGGTGTCCTTGTACGCCAGCAGCTTGCTCAGCATGCGAGGCTCGACGAGTGAGAGTGCGTATCCGGCGCCGGCGAGGTTATTGGGGTTGATGTTCCCGAGCAGGAGGTCGTTGCCGCCTGCACGTTGGACGCCGGCATCCAGCATGGGCATGAGGACGTTGGATATCTCTGGCCGCAGGCCGGGCTTCTCCGCGTACTCGATGTCCTGATCGCGTGATACCGGGACGGCCACGCCGCTGCGGAGGTCGTCCTCGCTCACCACCCACTTGCCCGAGTTCGAGCGCAGCTTGGTCGTTGGCTCGATGCTTTCCTGTGCCTTGCGGGTGATGATGGTTGCCCATGTGTCTTTCGCGTCGTACATGGGCTCGCCCGATGCCAATATGCCTTCGCCGTAGTGGGCCTGGGCGTTCTTGTCGGCCGTGCGTGAGTTGCGTACGGCCCATCCGTTGGCGGGGCCTGTTCGGATAGGTATCTGGTCGAACTCTGGTCGTTCCATGGGGGGGATGGCGAGTTCCCGTTGTTCTCGCATGCCGTTGCGGCGTTTCGGCATGGACACGATGAGTGCGTTCCACACGGCGCCGGCCTCGAGCCAGTACAGGTTCTCTACGAGCACCTGTTGTTGTCCGTCGCCGGTGAAGTCACCTTCCCAGTTGAAGAGGTCGGCTTTGGTCTGCACCTCGGCCAGTGTGCTTGGGTACACGTGGGCTATCTGGTTCATGGTGTTGTAGCCGAACTCGGGGAACACCTGTGCGGGATCTAGGACTTCGGCGATGAAGTTCGGTGTGCCGTCGGGGTTCTTGAGCACGAGGTTGTGGTCTGCCCACCAGCCGGTGGACACCAGGAAGTCGGACATATCGCGGCGCCATGGCTGCAAGCCCATGCGGAAGCGGTCGTGATCTATCTGTCGTTGTATCCCGTGCAGGAAGACTTCGGTGCCGCCGGCGGAGCGCTGTTCAGGTTCTGGCTTGTCGAGCACCGGGACGTGGATGGTTGGCTGTTTGTGCGACAGCATGAAGATGGCTTGGTCGAGGAATGCGCGGCCGTCGTTGAGTGCGATGGAGAGCTGGCCGGCCTTCTGGTGCCGGTCGTACATCTCGCGGCGCTTGTACGCTCTCTCGAAGTTATCGTTGCGCTGCTTCCACGACTTCTTCAGATCGTCGACGTGCTTTACGACTTGGTCCTTTGTCAGCGGCATAGGGCTCGTCCTCCTGGAATTGCGGGAACCTGATGTGGATACCGTCGCCGTCCTCGGCCTGCACGATGGTGATAGCTGCGGGATGGAGGGGGATGATCTCGTTCTGTGGGACGAAGAACCGGTCGTCGTCCTCTGGTCCGTCGGTATACACGATGAAAGCTTGGCGGTCCTCCTGCCAGGCCACGGTGCGGACGCTGAACCCGTCTGGCAGCACTATCAGGCGCAGCAGGTATTCGGGGTCCAGATACCAGCGGAACGTGTGACTCCCCGGTTGTGTCGGCATGGTCATCTCAGAAGCTCCCGTAGTGGATGGGCTTCGTCTGTTGTGTGATGTATGCGTTGTCGCGGCACATGACGGCGATCATCATCGACATGAGCAGGTCGTCGGTGCCGCCGGACGGTGCTCGGTACTTGTCCTTTCCGCGGCCGGCCGTTGGGTAATTGCGGAACGAGCCTATCTCGCGCAGGGCGTCTTCGTCGTTGATGTCGAGGGCACCTGCCTCGTACATCTCGCGGAACACGTCGACCATCCATGGCTTCGTTCTCGAGTCCGTGTACCATCCGAGGCGTCCGCCTCCGCCGAAGATGGTGGTTTCCTCTTGGTAGTACATGTTCGGGTAGGCGAGTTGTTCCGTGAGGATATAGAGCAGCGTGGTGCCGCCGGAGTTCCGTTCGACCGAGACGAGGGCTTCGTTGTATTGGCGGCCGAGCTCGAACACCAGGCGTCCGAGTTCCGCCCAGTTCGTCTTGATCCTAAGATGTGCAACGAACTTGAGTCTGTCCACATCAAGTACCGAGATTGCTTGCCAGTCGGATTGTGGTAGGCCTTCGGACGTGTCGACGCCGATGACGTAGGGCCGGCCGTTCTGTGGTCGTTCCCAGACGCGCAGTGCGCCGCTCTGTTCTATCCACATCGGTGGCTTCGCGCGCATCCGGTACAGGTGGGTTATCTCTGGGTCGAACACGTTCTCCTGGCTCGAGAGGAAGCATGAGATGTCGTCGGTCGGGTATTCCTGAAGCAGCATCCTTTCGTCGCCGATGATCATGTCCGACGTGGGCTGCAGCGGGGAGCGTGCGTTGATCTTCTGTTTCTCGTAGCGGAGGAACCGGATGTGTCCTCGGCTTGCGCCCTGCATGTCCATGAGGGACCGCTCGTAGTCCGACAGGTCGAACTCCTCGTTGCGGGTTGACGGGAGTACTTCTGGGTGGTCGACGTTCCAGTCCACCGTTTGGTCCATGAACACGGACAGGAAGAGGGGGTGCCAGAGTTCGCCGCTCTTGGCATGTTGCCAGGTGGCGAAGAAGATGGGGTCTTCGCCGTTCGGTGTGGATTCTTGGACGATGCGTCCGCCGCGGGCCACTGCGTCGAGGACGCCGGCCATGAAGTTGGACACGTCGTCGACGGTTTTGTAGTAGTGGCTGACCTCGCTCATGTGGAGCATCGTGAGGTCGAGGCCGCGGGCGAGGACCTTTGCGCCGGCGGTGGCCACGGCGATGGATGATTTCGTGTCTTGGAACACCATCGTCTCGGAGTTGTTCTTGAAGAGTGGAGGTTTGAACGGGTTCATGTTGTGAGCGGTCTGGAGGATATCCGCGGTTTCGCGTGATGCTCGTTCCTCGTACGACATGAACATGGCCTTCTGGTACGGGAGCGTTGCCGCCTTGGCGTAGGCTTCGGTGAGCACGTCCGTGGTGAATCCGACCTTCCGTGACTTCAGTGCGATGTCGAAGTTGGTTCGGTTGATCTCGTAGTCCTGCTGCCATGGTCGTGGGTCGAACCGCACGGGCCGTGGCCTGCCGTCGTCCATCTTCTCGACGACCCAGACGAAGGCTCGCCGGTACAGGCGCCAGTCGGCCATGATGGCCAGCACGTCGTTCTCGCTGAGCTTGCGCACCTGCGTGAGGTAGCGGTCGTAGTCGACGCGCTCGAGGCGATCGACCTTTTCGGCGATGGTGGTCATCCTATCCGTACCGGCTGGGCCGCCATCCGCCTGGCGTGTTCTCGGCTCCTCATGTGCCCGTTCATCCCGCGTTCCGTGTAGGGCCCGAGCCCGCATGTGCAGGCCATCCGGGTCTCCGAGCGCACCGTCGGCAGCTCCGTGGGTTCGGGTGGCGCGTCGATTATCCGCGTGGGTATAGGCGCCTGGTATTCGTGCTTGCTACACCAGACGGTCTCGCACGTGGTCGAGTGGAAGTACGCGGTGCCATAGAACGTGTTCTCTATCTTGGACCACCCACGCGGCATGATCTTCGTCCGCACGTTGTCGGCGAACGACTCACCCCACATGGCTCGCGTCCCGCAATTCGCGCACTCCACGATAGGGTCATGGTCGTACAACGAGTTGCTGTGATGCAGCATCACCATCTCAGTCCTCCTATGCGATACCCGACTTCAACCGGCGCTCATCCATGCGGATCTGGTGCTGGTGCCGCCACCCACTCACGTAACCGAAGTCCACCGCATGCATCTTCTTCCAAACACTCGCGCACTGGAGCGAATGCCACACGTAGAACCCGATCCGGGTCTTCTGTACCACCGCATCCGGCCATACCTTGCACACCCAGCTCTCATATTCAGCCGTCATCTTCGGCGGCGCCGGACGGTCCGCATACCCCTGTACCCCACAATTGGCACACTCAACCCGCTCAACCGCCCACATAGGCCACCCAGCTCTATCCGGCATCTTCAACCTCTTCTTCAACCTCTTCGACAGCGCCCTGAGCCGCCATCGCCTTATGCGTCACCGCCGTCACATCCAACGTCGGACCACTCCCGTTCCGCACACGACGCCGAGGACCCGGCGGAGGCGTCGAAGCCCCTCGCATCGTCTGACGGTACTCCTTCACCAACTTTAACGCGAGTTCCCCCACCGCCACTTCATCACGAGTCGGCTCACGCTTCGGATCGAATAACCGGTCAAGAACATCTACCGCCGCCTCAACCGTGCTCGGCAACCGACTCTCCACCAACGCCCCAACCGCCCGCTTCGTCGACGTGATCAACTCCTCATATACCCGCCTGAATCCCGGCGACAACGACTTCCAATCATGCAACGTCGATACCGCACCACCAGACGCAACCAACGCCGCATGGTCCGTATCAGCCAATACACGCGCCTCCAAGAACCGCCGCTGCGCTCCCGTCAGATCACGCCACGCAGCCGCTATCTCCGGCCGCTCCATCTGCATCGTCATCACACCACCTCACCCCATAGCATACGAGACACTACCCACCCCACGCCAACCCCCAGATCACCATATACCCCTCCCCCCCATGCCCCTCCCCCGTCCCTCCCCCCCCTTTCCTCCCCCACTCCCCCTCCTTTCCCCTCCCCTCCTACCTCCCCTCCCCCTTTCCCCCCTACCTCTCT